CTCTGGAACAACTTCGACAGTGTTGGGTACCACCGCAGGCATTCACGGTGCCTACGCGCCTTATTACCTGCGTCGCGTGCGTATTGCCAAGGATGACCCACTCGCAGTCTATCTTGCAAATTCACTGCCCAGCGAATTAGTCGAAACGGACGAATTTCAACCAAGTCTCAATTGCATCGCATTGCCCATTCAAATGCCAGGCATTGTCGCCAGTAAAGAATCATGTATTGAGCAGCTTGAACGTGCTAAATATATTCAGGAAAACTGGATTAAACCAGGGCATGACCGTGGACCTAATATGCACAATGTGTCCTTAACCTGTTACTATCGTGGTGAGCAAGACCAGAAGGATTTGGACGTATGGATGTGGAATAACCGCGACTCATACGCAGGTATCTCTTTACTTCCGCTCGATGAGAACACTTACGTTCAGGCACCTTACGAAGCTATCAGCAAGGAGCGTTACGAAGAATTGCTTGGCAAAGTATTGAGTTGCGAACTGGACCTAAGTGAAGTACAGTATGAGCAGAAACATGACCTTCGCGCACAAACTTCTGGATGCGAAGGAGACAAGTGCTCTATTCTTTAACCACGAGGACAGATAGATGAGCAAAGAACCTGAACAAAGACATGTGCTTATCTATCTTACCTCCATCATTCATTGGATTGGCGCAGGTGTTACCCTGGGATATATTCATTCCGTTGTGTCTTTTTCTGCTCCTGTTATTCTGGCTCTCGTAGTTCTATGCTTATTGATTTTGCCACCGATAGTACGAGTAGTTAACTCTAGCGAGTTAGACAAAGATGAGTAATGATTTGCATTTGAAGAAGATGGCACTTGCCCTGCGCCGGCTGAATAGGCTGGAGCAGGCAGCTGCCATTGACCCAAACAATCTTGCAGCCAAGCCTTCTCCAAAACAACAAGCCATTCTCGACTCCTTTGGTCATAACAAGATTACTGTAGTGCGCGGAGGTAACCAGTCCTCGAAGACTACCCTCGGTGCTCGTACTTTCAGCTGGATGCTCAGCGAGACACACCCAACCTGGACCCGCCCTGCAGAGTGGGGCACAGAGCGTTTACAAATTCTTGTACTTGGAAAGACGGGAAAGATTATTGAGGAATCGCTCTACTACCGTATCAAAAGCTACCTTGACCCATCTGAGCTACACGAGTTTCGGGCAGGTAATATTCTACAGAAAGTAATACATAAGCCTACAGGCAATACGCTCCTGTTTCAATCCTACGAGAACGTCAACCAGGCCCGTGAACGCATCCAGTCCTATACAGCACATGCTGTATGGATTGACGAAATGCCTAACTCTATTGACCTTTTTAACGAATCCTTGCGTCGTATCCAAAAGAACCAAGGCTACTTCTGGGCTACCTTTACTCCCCTCATTGTCAATAATGAAATACGTTCCTTCTGCGACAACTTGCCAGAAGCACAGGGACAGATGTTCAAGATTCACATGTTCGACAATCCGGTCTATACGCCCGATAAGCAGGCATTGATTCTGCAGGAAATGAATCTCTACCCTGAGCATATTCGACGTTGTCGTCTCGAAGGTGAGTGGATGAGCGCCGAGAGTGCTGTCTACTTCTTCGACCCACAAGTCATGGTCGCAGCCCCGGATAACTATAGTCCAGGCTGGCGTCACGTAGAGTCCTCTGACCCTGCCATCACCACTGCCCACGGCATGACTGTCTGGGCTGAAGACCCGAATACAGGACATTGGTACTGCGTCAAGGCAGAGTACTTGTCTGGCCTGCGTGATACGGCAGATTACGCAGCGGTCGTAAAGCAAAAGACTATGGGTTACAACATAGTACGAAGAATCTATGACTCAGCGGCTCCTTGGTATGAGGGTGCAGCTGCTAAGTTGGGTATGCGCTACATGCCTATTGTGCATAAATCGAATCGCAAACTTGAGATGATGAAGAATCTTCAGCTTTGTCTAGGGCAAACTCTATTCATCGCACCCTGGTGCCACGAGTTGATAGCCGAACTTACCACCATGCAATGGTCAAACTCAGAAGACCAGAAAATTGCCAAGAGTTCCAAGTACCACTTACACGACTCTGCAGTTTACTTCAACGAAATGAAACCAAAGTACGAGGGATATACAAGTCCTGTTGACTATTGGACCGATATGCGTCAAGCTCACCATGCCCGCAAAGAGCAGGCATACGAAGCGAAACAATCTAGTCAAAACAAAGTACGAGGATTTCGCGGAGTTAAAACTCGCAAGGGAGTATGGGGTAAACCATGGGGACGTTGGTAGCTTGCTACATCTTTTCTCTTATGATACTGTGCCTTGCGGGTGCTTTATGGTTAAAGGCTCTACGTATTGAGCGTTCATCACGCGCCTTCGTAGAGCGAGCAAAACGTAATCTAAAAATAAGCAAGGGGTCACGAGATGGACAACGGATGCGGTTGCGAGACCTGCAAAAAGAAACGCAAAGAGGGTGGCAAAGGCGTGATGGTGACAATCGCTTCCGTCCGTCGCCTCCCGATGCCAGCCAAAAAGGGCGCATCGAAAAAGTCCAGCAAGCAATCAGAAAAAGAAGAGAAGCCTTACTAAGAGCCTATAATGGAGGCCGTAAATGAGTAAAGTTCGCTTGCAGTGGTGGACCAACGAGGACCAGATAAAGAAAGAACTAGCCAAGAGATTGCAGTTCTCTAGGCAAGCACGTGCTCGTTACGAAAAGCAGTGGGAAGAGAATGAGCGTACAGTCTACGCCACTCGTTCCTCCGGTATCCAGAATTCAGACGTATCGCTTTCCTTTAGTACCGATGGCGAAGCTGCCGCTTATCAACAAGATATGACGCAGGCAGACATTTCCATCAATCGCACGATGAAGAATCTACGTTTCATCCACAGCCAGATGTCAGCTAATCCACCTACCGTTATTCCTAAACCAACAAGTGCAGACCCGAATGACCGCTATGCAGCAGATGCAGCGGACAGACTTGTACGCTACGGTATTCGGCATTACCAGATGGCTGAGCGTAAAGACCAGCTTAACCTTGAAACTCTCATCTATGGTTCAGGTTTTGCCAAGTGCTTCTTCAATACAATGAAGGGTGAAATTTCAGACTACGACCCGGAAACAGAAGAAGTCGTCATGAGCGGTGACTTTGAGTTTACCGTACCTTCTGTCTGGAAAATCTATCCTGACGCAGATGCTACGACCTGGGAAGAAGTCTCCTATGTCTTTGAAGAAATCGACCTACGTTATGAGGAAGCAGTTTACCTATTCCCGGACAAACTGGAAGTACTTGAGCGCGTAAGACAAAAGGGATATGAGACAGACATCGAAGAATACCAGAGTACCTCCTCGGCTGTAGCTAACAAGTATCGCTACGATTCAGTCAAATGCTATCAGTACTGGGAAACAGGCACACCAATGAATGGTATGCAGGGACGTTATTGCTGGTGCCTCGAAGACGGGACACAGCTCACAGCATTGACAGTTAGTCCGCACCGCTTTACACAGAAGCTGAAGGGCGGTAAACCAGGACCTACACGTGCCTATCTTCCTTACAAGATTCTTACAGATATTGACGTTCCCGGCACTTACTGGGGCATGAGTGTTGTCGCCTATGCTTCTGCAATGCAGGACGCAAAGAACCGTGTAGATACAGTGATGCTCGACATCTTGCAAGCTCATGGTGTTGCACGTATCATTATGCCAGAGTCAGCAGAGATTGCAGATGAATCCATCACAAACTCGACCTGGGATGTTATCAAATATACAGGCTCCATTCCTCCCAGCTTCATGGAACCAGTACCTATGCCATCGGCTTTGCCTAACATTGGTGACCGGATGGAGCGCGGTATCGACGACGTGTTCGGTATCAATGATGCCGTGATGGGTAACATGCAGCGTGAGACTTCAGGCTTTTCTCTGCAGTACGCAACACAGCAATCTAACATGATTCGTAAGCGTCTTTTTAATAAGGATATTGCCGTCGTTGAGTGGGTCTATAAGACCTATCTACAGATTGTTGCAGAGAATTGGAAAGAGACTCGTACCATTAAAGTGCTTGGTAAAGAGAAAGCCTTTGAGTCAATGAACATCTCCGGTGCCGACATTGCATCGGGATTTGACCTGGTTGTCGAATATGGTGCATCCCTCTCGCTTGACCCAATGACTCGCCGTGAAGAGATTCTGCAGATGATGCCCCTCTTTCAGCAGGCAGGTGTGCAGCCACGCAAGATGCTACAATTACTAAAACTGAATGAATTGGAAAACGCCTACGACCATATTGAGCTGGCAGAAACTCGTCAACGTGAAATCTTTGAGGAAATGCGCATCAAAGGTGTCTACATTGAGCCAGAGGAATTGGATGACCACCTCAATATGCTTGCCTTTGCTTACATCTATGTAATGACCGCAGAGTTTAAGTACCTGAATCCTATTCACAAAGAATTGATTAAGAAACACATCAAAGCTCGTGAAGAAATCCAAGCAACAAAGATGGCATCAGCAGCACCGCCACCCGGTATGCCAGGTATGCCGCCACCACCCGGAGGACCAGCCTAATGCCAAAGCAATGGAATACTGAAGAACAACAGAAAGCAGCAGAATCAATATCTTCCGCTTTTGGTGGCCCGACTAATAATGAAGAAGAGTCAGAAGGGCTGATGACTAAAGTAAAAAGATGGATTGAGTCACAATTCTCTGGACCTTCTTTTGGTGAGAAGATAAGCGAAGAACTCAAAAAGAAACAACAGAATCAGTTGACACCTCCTAAAAAATAATCTAATATTTCCACATTCGTACTATCCCAGGTGGTCTGGGACGTGCGCTAAACCCGAAAGGGACAAAGTCTACCATCCTCCCAATAGGACGTAGAAGGAGCAAAGTAATGTCCGGTAATAGTGAGAATCTTTTTCCAAACTTGTGGGGCGGCGGCGGAGAAGATATAGCCACCGTAGGTGCGGAACCTGCTGCAGATGGTGGGTCAGTCAGTGCTGACTCGTATGTACCACCTGTCGATATTGACTCTGAGGGCGGTGCCCAGCCAGTTGATATTGACTCCGAGACGCAGTCAGGCCAAGTGGCTGGCTCCGCAGGACAGCCGGAAGCGCAGGGAGAGGTGGAATACCTCGATTTGACTGACGAGACTGGACGCAAACGCATCAAGATTGATTGGGCAAATAAGGATGCAATCAAGAAAGCCATCTCGATGGCAGCTGGTGCCCGCAAGTGGCAAAACGAGCGAGACCAACTTCGCAAGAACCTGGAAGAAAGGGAAGCACAATACAAGGATGTGCAGACGGCATGGGATGCTGTAGAGCAAGCCTATACTTCTCAAGGTCTTGAAGGTCTGGTACACATCTCAGAACTGGACTGGGGTCTGGTGGAGAACACTCGTTCTCTCTACAAGGTCGGTGACCGAGTAAAGGTCAAAGTCATCGAAGTCAAGGAT